TAGGATTCATCTAATGGCCAAGTATTCGAACACATCTCCTTATTTTGAAACTGAAGAAATTGCAGACTACTTAGACATCCTGAATCCAAGAACTATAACCGCAGAGCAAGATGACCCAAGTTACACAATCGAAAGAACTTACGCATACAGACCAGATCTATTGGCCTTTGACCTTTATGGTACGCCAAGACTCTGGTGGGTTTTTGCTCAAAGAAATCCTGACCAGATCGAAGATCCTATCTATGACTTTAAACCAGGAGTGACAGTTCAGTTACCCAAGAAAGAGAACCTACTTAAAGACATAGGAATTTAGTCATGGCAACCGATTCATATACATACGCGGCCAACGCCAGGAAGCGTAGCATAAATCAACTTCCTATCACTCCAGACCCTAATGTGTTGCATCAGTTTGCATCATATAATACACTGTTTACATTGTCAGCACTGAGTACACAGGAGTTGCGAAATCCTAAAACGTTTTTCCAAGGCAAGCCGCATGACATAATTGCTCGTAGTGGTGGCATATCGGACGCCAACTTCTCGAGCCACACGGAGGCATCAGCCAACAACAGGGAAAGTCGTAGAGATCCCACTAATGAATTTAACAAGACAGTAGACAAGGGAAGGGTAGGAGCGTCACTAGGACAGGCTTCCAGGACCTTTAAAAGAGACCATGATTTGTATTTTAGAAATGTTGAACTTACATCTGTACCAGGATTCAATGAAAAAAGACGGTTAACCAGTGTGACAAATATTACTATGGAGCTAGTAGAGCCTTCAGGGATCACATTATTAGATAAAATAAAGGCCGCGGCGGCCAACAACGGTTTCCTAGATCACCTAGATGCACCCTACATGCTTACCATAGAATTCGTAGGCTTTGATGAAAATGGCCAATCGATAAAAGAAAAATCGGATTTTATTAAAAGGGTCATTCCTGTTAAATTGATTACCATGGACATCGATGTGAATCAAGGCGGATCCTACTATAACATTAAGGCAATACCATATAATGAGTTTGGATTCACAAACAATTTTATGTATCCTAGGACAAGTGGAAGTTTGAAATCCACTAATCGAACATTTAAAGATGCCGTAGTTGATCTACAAAACATTTTGAACGATCAAAATGAGCAGGAGAAGGATAGCAAATTCAACCAATATCCTGACAAATATGAAATTTCCATCAGCGAAGATCTAGACCCGGAACAACAACTTGCATATGAACTACTGCAACAGGCAGACATGACCCAGACAAATGTTAATCAGGCGCCCGGGGAAGAAGCATTTGAGATGACATTCATAAAATTTTCGTCCGCTGTTGGTATACCTATGCTTTTAGAAAATTTAATGAAGACCCATCCTAAGTACGGGGCCGTAAGTTTTGATAAATGGAGCGAGGCGGTGTCCAAAAAAGGATCTGATAAGTTTGATCCTAACGATGGCTTGTCTACATATTTTAAATATTTTAGAATACGAACTAGTGTTGAGCCTACTCTCGACTTTGACGAGATTCGACAAACTAATCGGAAGATAATAAAAATTGTGGTGGAACCATACTACATCAGTGCATACAATTTGGCAACTGCCGGCATACACCAGGATAGAAATTACCAAACCTACGTGGCCAAAGCATACAATTACATCTTTACAGGTGATAATGTTGACATTCAAAACCTAGACATAAACTATAAGGTTGCATACTATCAATCAAGGCTGAAAGATCTTGAAGCCAATGATGCCAGGACGTTTGAAACTAGTAATGATGCCACTACAGAAGAGACAGGTACTCCTACTAATAGGACTCGACCAGATAATATGCCGGATCATTTAACACTTTTGCCCCTCAAGAGTGAAGTGTCTTTATACAAATCTAGCACAGATGGCAGAACAGGAAAGGGCGATAACAGAGTAGATGCATTTTTTGATGCCATTACAAACCCACAGGCAGACATGGTAGTAATAAACATGGAAATTTTAGGAGACCCTGCATGGCTTGGGCAGAGCCAATTCATCCCAGCAACACCTGTAAATTCAAATGGTAGCTCAATTGATAATAACCTAGAATTTTTCAGAGGAGGCGAAAAAACCAACATTTGGAATCCAAAACTTCGTTGTTACAATTATGATGTGGCGGAGCCGGTGACCAACTTGACATTTAAGACACCGCAGGATTTCAATGACATGACAGGTGTTTACGAAATATCGAACGATCAACGGCAGGTGTTTTCCGGTCTGTACAAGGTGGTACAGGTGGCCCATAGCTTCACTGATGGAAAATTCACACAGAATCTTACCATGGTACGTTTCAATAATCAAGATAAGTCAGTTACAAAAACCTTAAATGAAAAAATTGTTAAGAAAAACAATGTTATAACTAGTGTCAAGAACCCAATCCAGCTCTCACGTGAAAATGAGAACATTTGGAGTATTAGGGAAGATGATAGGATGGTGTAATGGCAGGTAAGGACTATTTAAAAGGACACTCTTCAACAAGCAAGGCACCAGGAGGTGACAAGTCGTGGATGGGCGGAGAGCCCGGTCCATACATAGCCATAGTAAAGAATAATGTTGATCCATTAAGGATGGGCAGACTGCAGGTAAACATTCCTGCTTTGAGTAAGACAGCAAATCCTATAAGCAGTAATCTATTTACATGTGAATATCTTTCGCCTTTTTATGGCGCCAAGGATGTAAGGTATAACATCGGAGGATCTACGAAATACCAAGACAGTCAACACAGTTATGGTTTCTGGGCAGTGCCACCCGACATTGGTACTAGGGTGCTTGTGATATTTGCAGAAGGCAAATTAGAACAGGCATTCTGGATAGGTTGTTTACAAGATCCTGTTACCAACCATATGGTGCCAGGTATAGCGGCCAGCACAAAAACACATGACAGTTTGGATGGGACATTCACTGGTCCGGATGCAGGTTTCCAAAAAGACAAGCAATCAACGTATGGAACAAAAAATGTACCGGCGGGAGAAGTAAACAGAACAAGTGCTGGAATCAATCCCGCAACCAATTATGATAATATTAATAAACCTATCCATCCATTTGCTAATGTACTTGCCGATCAAGGACTATCGGGTGATGAGATTAGAGGTACCACTACTAGTTCTGCTAGAAGGGAAACTCCGAGTAATGTGTTTGGCATAAGCACACCTGGCCCTAAGGACACAGATTCGACCAGGCAATTGGTTGGAGTCAAAAACTCGCAACGACAAGACTATGTAGCAAGGAAAATAGGACACACCTTTGTGCTTGACGATGGAGATGTGGAAGGAAACAATCAACTTACAAGATTAAGGACGGCATCAGGTCATCAATTATTGATGCACGACACCGAAGGTGTTGTTTATCTTGCAAACGGATCAGGCAAGGCATTTATAGAGATGGACAAGAATGGAAAGATCAGCATATATTCAGACAAGGGAATAGACATACGGGCAGAGGGAGATTTTAATCTACACGCAGATGATAATATAAACTTCCATGCAGGAAAGAAAATTAAATTCACCGCTGAAGAGAACTTAGTGCTCAACGCAGAGAAATATGTTTACGTTATGGGTGAGTCTGGAATATTAAGTGCCTCACAGAAAGGCAGTGTAAGGAACTTTGCTAGGGATGGTATAACTTCCCACACCAAAGGTATACAGTTCCACAGTGCAGACGGTAGGATCGATCTAGCGAGTGGTAGTCAGGTTCATCTAAATTCAGTTGGTCCAAGATCTAACATGGGACCTGGTTGGTTAAAACCAACTAGCGTAAAAGTCGGAATACAGGAAACAAAAAAACAAGATGTTATTGCACAACAACCTATTTTAAACGGAAAACCAAACTACGAGAAAGTTAAGGTAAAAACAACTGTAGGAGGCTTTGTGACACATGAGCCTTACACAAGACCGGCGGGTGGCAGAGAGCGAGACGACATAGCGTAAATATAGTATATGGCATACGGAGATTCAGGATCAGGTTCAGGAGCAGGTGGCTTATCAAACAAGTCTGTAACCTTCAAGGGTTTCAGTTCACGTGCCGACAAGAAGAACTTCAAACTGTATGACTTTGAGGTTGCCAAGCAGGACCTCATCAACAGATTAAGCATACGTAAGGGCGAGAGGGTCGAGAACCCTGAATTCGGCACTATAATATATGATGCCATATTCGAACCATTCACAGAACAACTTAAAGACGCCATTGTTGAGGATGTTACTGCCAATCTTAATGCTGATCCACGTATTGCAACAGAAGAGATATTGGTAACAGAAGCGGACAAGGGCATAGCCATACAGGCCACTATAACCTATGTGCCACTGAACATCACGGAGAAATTGAGATTCAATTTCGACGAGAACTCACTATTGCGCCTATCTTAATATACGCATATTTCCTAACACATAAATACCGTTGTATACACAATGGCCACAACAGATAGACAGAACAGATTACTAGTAGCGGAAGATTGGAGAAAGATCTACCAGGCATTCCAACAGGCGGATTTCAAATCATATGATTTTGAAACACTGAGAAGGACCATGGTTGCCTATCTCCGTGAGAACTACCCAGATGATTTCAATGATTTTGTGGAGAGTTCAGAGTACGTGGCACTTATAGATCTGATAGCATACATATCGCAGGCCCTATCTTTTAGGGTTGATTTAAACGCTAGGGAGAATTTCCTTGAAACTGCGGAAAGAAGAAATTCAGTATTAAGATTAGCACGGCTAATCAACTACAATGCCAAGAGAAACAAACCTGCAACAGGACTATTGAAGATAGATAGTATATCCACATCACAAGATGTGCTAGACAGTTCTGGAACGAATTTAGCAAATTCAAATATCATATGGAATGATTCCGCAAAC